ACTTGTTTTAACATTTTTTTATTTCCACAAAAACAATTATTGTTACATTTAATATATTGTCTACAAATACAATCAGAATCACAATTACAAACTGGTATCCTAATTGACAGTCGTTGCGGTTTAGTATCCATTTGATTTGGATTTATACTATTATTCATTTATAATTGTATTTATTTTTTATTTCAATTTTTTATAAATTAATTTTTTATTCAGAGTCAGATCCTTCTGATCCGAGCATATCTGATTCATTTTCAGATTCCTCTTCAGATTCTAGTTCATCTTCAGAATCAGATTGAGATTCTAGAACTGCCTCCTTAATTACTTGAGCAAGTTCCTTTAATTCGGAGTCTATTTTAGTGTTTTCTTCTTTTTGGTGCTCCTCTTCGAGTGCATCAATAATATCATCATCATCAGAAGCAATAGAATTAATTTCACATGCATCTGATTCACTTTCTTCATGTTCGATTAATGATTCAATAAATTCTCTTTCGAGTTCCGCCTCCGAAGGTTGTGCCATTTGAAAGTTAGTAGATTCAACGAGAGCCATCTTATATGCTATTAATTATATTAAAAAAGCAATAAGTTTAAATATCAATTTTTTTTACCTATATAATATATGGATATCATATTACTATCTATTCTATTCCCTTTTAGACTTACTATTTTTGCCTCAATCCATTTATTATCATTATGTGTACCAAAGTGGTTTATACAACAATATAGTACAGAAATTAATTGTATACTTTTATTAATGTTAGGTTTAAAATTAAACCAAACACTAGATTATAGAAAACAACTTGTAAATCCACAAATAATAGTCTTTCAACATAGATCATATGCAGATGCATATATTATGAATTATATCAATGGTCCAACAAGTTTTGTATATCGTGATGTATTAAATTCAAACATATTTGTTAGATATTTTATAGAAAAATTTGGTGGTGTTTCTGTCTCATCATCTATGAAAGGACAATCATCTCAAATATTCGAGTTTTTGAGAGATACAAATAAAACATTGGCAATTGCACCAGAAGATATATCAGATATACCAAACCGTGTTTTAACAAATAATAAATTAGGTGTTTTTAGAACTGGCGCATTTGTTCCTCTTCTACCTGTTCAACCAATATTAATTAATTTTTACGACAATAATGCTATCTGGAGAAACTATAAAGATAATTCAGTTCCAGAAACAATGATATATTGGATTTTTAGAAGATTATTTTCATATGTTTCTTATTTTGATGTTTATTTATTAGAGGAATGTTATCCATCTATACAACATACTCCACAAATGTATAGAGAACATGTTCGAAATAATATGTTATATTATGTCGAAAATTTTATATAATATAGTTATGCATATAATTTCCTTGGGACATGCATGTCAAGTAAAGACATTTATAGATAGAAATTTTCACCCACAAAAAACATATTTTTTTGATTGGATAATATCAAATTTTAAAAGTGTATTATATATACTTGAAAATATAAATGATGAATCAATTATATCTAAAGAAAAATTTACAAATAAATGGGTTTATATGAAATGTGATAGTTGGGCAGATTCTCAGAAAATAGAAAATATAGATTTTCCAATGATATCTATTCATGATTTTCCACTGTATATGGATTATATGAATTATATGGATCAATTTGTTTTAAAGTATAAAAGACGTTTAGAACGATTCAAAAATATAATCGAAAATAATGATAAAAATGTTCATATGATACATTGTATTGATCATAGTTTTATAAGACCTTATATATTAGAAAAAAATGATATAGATTATTTTTTTAAACTTATAAATAAAATAAATCCAAATAATAAATGTTATTTACATATTGTAATTACTCCAAAATTTAATTTTTTAAACGAAACATCAATTTCAAAAATTAATGACAAAACATATATTTATTATTTAATTAATAAATATGACGATGTAGAAGGTGATTGGCATAATCTTAATTTCAATTGGGAAATAATTGCCGATAATATTAAGAAAATATCTTTATAAATTACTCACAAACTCTTTCAATATGGCATTATCGTTATATTTAGGATTCATTTTCTTAAATAATTGCGTATTAGACACTTTCATCATTTCATATTCTTTTAAACATCTTATTATATCATTACTATTGATATAATATTTTAGTAACTTCTTAACATCATCTAGTTCTAACTTCTTCTTTTTACTCAAGACAAGACCCTTCATTTTGAAAAGCATGCTGTGTAATGTATAGTTTTTGTCATCAAATAATACCTTGAAATCATCTACATTTCTTTGAGTTAATTTTTGGCCATCGAACATTGTAAAATAATAATACAAATTTAATAGACTCATTGATAAATATGTAAAAACTCCATACATCATTCCCTTCGTATCAAATACAGATGATCTATACTTGAGATTTTCAGGAAATTGTTTGAAATGTTCATCCAAATTATTTCTCTTGTATAATTCAACTAACATACATTCATATGATGAAGCATATGGTGCTGCCTTTTCAAGACCAGTATAGAAATCAGTATGATAAACATAGAATTGTCCATTGTCATTATATAAATATCCCATCATATGACTGTTTGCAATATTTTCTTTTACTTGCTCAAATGTATATACTTCCTTATTTCCATTGTATTCATCAATCATTGAATCAATAAGATTTAAATCCGCATCTCTCACAAATAATAGAAATAGTTTCTTGTATTCACTTCCAAACTTCTCAGTATAATCAACAAAAATCTTATTTTCATGATGAACTAATACAAAATAGTATGACTTATCTTTTTGTAATTTGGATTCAAATACACTTACATCTCCAACAGTTTCTAAAAACATGTCATAGTGAGACTTTTCACTTACTTTACCATTGTATGACCAGTAAGAATCTTTTGAATCAACACACTTTCTTGTAGAATAATTCCACTTGTCATTTGAAAAATATACTGAAAGAAGCGTTCCTTCATAACATTCAACAAATTGTTTATCAGTTAATTCTTCCATCTTAGAAGAATTATTATAGTCAATGATTGGATGAGTATATGCAACAATTTTATATGATTCATCAGTTAAATTTAAAACGATTGATCTTGAATTATTAAAAAGATCATCCTTTGTTGGATTCTTTACAAAGTCATTATATACTAACATAGTCTTGTCTTTTAACTTGAATGAAATTTTATTAGAGTTCTTAAGATTATAATCATAGATTACTTTCTTGATTGTATTAAAATCTCCATTATATGTCTTTACAACCTGTTCTAAATGTTTCGAAATTTGAAGTGCCATAATATATCTATATTATTACATCTTTAAATAGATTAATTAAATATCAATTTTTTCTTTGATTTTCCCTCGATTTTTTTATAATAATTATATTATAAATTACTATATGAGTTACATAAATAAAATAGATCTATTGATTTACAATAGTATAAATGAAATATACAATGATATAAAAGATGAAAAATTTAAAAAATTAGATTCATTTGGTAAAGAGCCAGAATATGAAAAAATAATTCATAAATATATAAAAAATAATAAGTCAAGAAATGAATTGAAAGATGTATTAAAAGATAAAACTCAAATACAACAAATATCTAATATAATCGATAAATATATTATAATATATTGTTTATTATTTTTTGGTATTGAATTATCTAAATTAAAGAATGTTGAAAATGTAGAAGATGTATTTATTAAAAATATAATTAAAATGGCAACAACTGTTAAAGAATTAACATCTGAAATTAATGCAAATATAATTGATTCATTTAAATTTTATAATAATTTATTATTAGTTATTGATAAAAGTATAACATCTGATACAAATGATGAATTAAAAGCAGTTGTTGAATTTAAAAATAGTATTGATGGAGAATCATTAACACAAAATTTTAGTAATTCTAATAAAGATAGAAGTCACAATGCTATTTTATTGATTATATTTAAACAAATTTATTTAAAAAATGATAAAAATGATATATTAAAAATATTTGAAAAGAACAATATCAAAAAATCTGAATTCAAATATATTACAATTGTAGATTCAAAATTTGAATTTATTGATTATTCTACAATTGAAAGTTTAGTAAATATTAAAGATGATACAGGAGGTGTTACAAAGGGATTATATAATTTATTATTAGATTATGATAATCTTGATTTATATTACATCGGATCTGATAAAAAAATAAATGAATTAATAAACAAACAAATACTCATACCAATTACAGATGAATTTTTAAGATATCACAAAGATAGTGAAAAATATGAAAAAACAGAAGTAGACGAAACACAAAATTTTAAATCTTCATCTAAAAAAGATGAAACAAAATTAAAATATATTATAACAAAAATAAATAGTTTAACTGATTATTATTCTCCTAAAACAGCTAAAGATTCTAAGGATATTGAAAAATTATTTTATCAACCTATGATGAATCGTAAAGTTGTTTTATATAATGATACTGAAGAAATATCAATTATAAATAAATTCATTAATATTGGAAAAATAAATATTGAAAATAATGAATTATTTAGTGATTTAAGAGAATATAGAGTTTATCCATATGAAAATTTTAAAAACTTCAAAAATATAGGATTTCAATTAAAAGCATCTCAATATGTTGATGCATTAAGATATTCTAATATTGAATTTTTAGATAATAAAAATATTGTTGGATCTTTAAATCGTCCCCTTGAATTTAGATCATTATGTAAAGGAATGATGGTAAATGTTGTTGGAGTTGCATTACCTGTATCATTATTTAATAATGATGAAAAAATTAGATGTTTAAGTTTAAAAAATTTAACAAATATTCGTGAATATTATCAAAATGGATTTGAAGGAACAGTTGATTTATTAAGAGATAGTATTCTTGATACATTAAATAAGGATGAATTGATATATTGGATTTTTGATATTGAAAAAGATACATTAATCTCAGACAAATACAGTAATGTAAATCAAACTAATTATGAATCATATCTTAAAACACTATTAGATAATATATACAATAAAGTTTCTATCATGACATATGAGCTCTTGACAAATATAATAAATGAAAGTAATGAAAATCTATTTTATTTAAAGAAGATTATTCAATCAATACAAGAAAAATTTTTATACTTAAATATTCGTGAAGAATATTATGCAAAGATTCAAAAATTATTATATTATATTAAATTACCTCAAGTTAAGGAAGAATATGATAAAAATGAAGATTTTATTCCTGGAGTTAATTCACCATTAATTAAAATACCAACAATTGTAAAATCTAAAGAAAAAGAAATATTAGTTGAAGTTAGTGAGGAAGAAAAAACATCACTTGAAGATGAATTATTACAAAATGCAACTTGTCAACACACAATAACATTTAATAAAATTATGATGTATAGAAATAAAGATCCGAGCGCATTTAGTCAAGCATTATATGAATTTATTAAAAAATACAGACAGGTAAATGTTGAAGGTGAATTTTTATGTAAAAGCTGTTCTCAACTATTGGATATAAAAAAATTCGTTACAGATTCATTTCAAGGTAGTACAATAACATTAAATTTATCTTTTATGCAGCCATTAGAGGAATTATCCAAATATGAGAAATTTAATAAATCAATTAAGCAGATAGATAAGATTATTGAAAGAGTCGCATATGTAATGAACATGAATACATATGTAGGAAACGTACCAGTTGTAAGAATTAAGAGGCAAGAAATAACAAAAGTTACAATTGATTTAATTGAAACAACAAGTGAACTATTGAAAACAAATGATCCTTTAGTTAGAAAGGAACGATTACAAAAAGCGGAATCGTTATATGGTATCAATAAGCAATTTACAAATTATTTTTTATTCAAATTAGATAATGAAATTTTTGTTTATACAAGTCAAGAAACAGATAAATTCAAAAAATACAAATACAATAACATATTATCCTACATTATTTTATTAATGATATTAGATATTACAAACAACCAAATATTCTTCTTAAACTTTGATAAAAACTACAACTATGTATTGTTTAATAAATATGGATTTTCGTTATTTAATAACTTAAAAATACGTATTAATGATTCTAATGATCTTGATTATATTAAAAAATACAAGATGTTATGTTATTTAATTTATTATATTGCTGGTATGATGATTAAATTTAATATATGGTATTTTGATATCCAAACAAAAGAGGATAAAGGATTTCCAAGAATTGGATTAGATATTATAATAAACACAGTTATCCACTTACTGAATACAATTACTGAAACATATACAAACAACAAAAATAATTATCTATTCGATACTATTTCAACACGTTTCTTTATAAAATTAAATACTCAATTAAATGACAGAGATTCAAAAGAAATTTTAGATAAAATAGAATTAATGATGTCTGATAGAATTGATATAACAAATAATAAGATTAGAATACGCGCTGGAACACAACATGCAACTAATATATTAGATGGAATTATTCAATCTGTCATCGTAAAACATCCTAATTATGTATTATTAACATATTTACAATCATATCAAGAACCTCATAAATTACAAATGATGACTCCTGATGAATTAAAAGAATTTAAAAAAATGTATGAACATTTACAAAAGAAACATATATTAACAAAATTTAATGAAGATGGTTCTAAAAGAACTCTTGTATTAAAGGATGAAGAATTAAATAAATTTAATGATAAAGATTATGATAAATTGGTAGAATTATTAAGAAAAAGAAGGAATGACTCATTATATAGATTTATGAGATTAGAACAAATGAGAAATGAAAAGAGTAATAGAAAAATTACAAAGGAACTTAAATTTGTTGATAAAATGAAATTGAACTATAAGAAATATTACGATAATACATATGATACTCTCATAACAGCATTTATCAATAAATGTGAAAATATAATTGGTCCAAATATTAATATAAATAATGCAAATATATATTTAAAAGAAAATACATACATAATAGATCATAACCATCTTGGACAATCTGCTGAAATAAAAGTAATTAAAGATGGAAAATTTAAACCAGCTCATGAATTTTTTAAACAAGATGTTCTCATTCTTGAACGTGATAATATTGATATTTTTTACAATGTAATTGAAAATAACTTATTAGGTTATAAAGAAAAAAATAAAAATTATGTAGAAGTACGTGGAACAGGTAAATTTGTCAAAGTTAATTATTCTATTGAGAATAAATTAAAATACTTAGGTTTTGATGGAAAATATATTCGTGTAAAAGACTATCAAAAAGATGATATCTATTCTAAAGAAAAGAATTCAATGAAAGATATTGTTGATGAAATAATGAGAAATAGAATAAATGCTCTTAAGAGATTTATGGAATTTTCACAAAAGATATTATATCAAATTAAGAATAAATTTAAGGTTCAATTAGTTGAAAAAGGATTAACTGATTTTGAAAAAATTAAACAAAAGTATTTTATTAAAGATAAAATAGATAAATCAAAATTAGAAATAAGTGGAGATGCTGAAATAGTATTAAATTTTCAATCTAAGTTTAAATATATAAATACTACAAAAGAGAATAATAAAAAGATATTAGTTAATTGGAAATTATTAAATGATTCTATACAACATGATATTAAAAAGACTTATATAACAAAAGATAAATATATTGATGCAAGTTATTTAATGTCACTCGGAGATAATGATCATTTAATTATGTTTTATACATTATCAGAAATATCGTATTTGATTGATTTGAATGATGATAGTTACACAAAATCAAATTTAGTATTTTTATTTGCGAATATAATTGATTATTGTTATAAATTTTTTAATAAACAATTAGATCATATTGAATTTAGAAAATTTAAATATATGATTGATTCAGATGCTGAAATAATTTCATATGATCAATCAGGAACTTTACAATTTAACCAAACTGAAGAAGATATTAAGAAAGAAAAAGAATTAAATGAGGAGGATAAAGAAAGAGAGGATGCACTTGATTTAGATCAAGATGAAAAAGATGAAGAATTAGATGATCCCGATACGGATGATGAGTTTACTAAAATGGAAGTTAGAGGAGATCAATAAATTAAATATAATTAAATTTATTATAATAATATATATTATAATGAATTTGTATTTACAATTATTTATCATTGTTGTGATAACATATTATTTATTTTACTACAGAGAAAAAAAAACAGTTGAAAATTATGTATTTAATATACCAGATTACACTCAAAAAAAATTAAATGGATATGACTTAAATGATTTAAGTTTAGAAAGACCAAAACATTATAATACCCTTGATTTTGGATATACAATGGATAGTAAAAGAATAAAATATTTAAAAGGTATTAATGATTCATTGAATAAAATAAGATTATTAGTTAATAAAGATAGAGAAACAACATATAATATTCAAAATAGAAATCCAACTCCTATAGAAGGAGATCCAAAACCATTCATGTTTGTCGCCAAATATCTAACAGATAAAATGAATCAATTAAGTGCAAATTTATATGATGTTAAATTTACAGATTTTAATGAAATAATTGGTGAAGAAATTGATGAGCAATATAAAGTTTATTTAACAATGAATTTTAGTGTAAAACTTCGTAAGGAAAGCTATTCTGATAAAAACTCAGTATATAATTTTGCAGTAAAATCAGAAGCAGTTATTAATAAAGCAAACCAATTATATGGTAAAGTAGGTACAGTTTTCTTTAGAACATTATTTATAGATGAGAGATTAGTAGATGAATTTTTACCATCCAATTTATATTTTAAATAAAAGTAATTTAAATTTCTAAATTTTTTATATACTATAAAAATATAGTTCATGGCCTTTGTAATAAATGATAAAATGAAATCAACTCTAATAATATATGCAATAATAATAGCGATAATTTTAATTCAAAAACCTAAAATATTATTTAATGATAATATGGAATTAAAAATTTTAGTTTTATCTAAAGATAAAAGTATGTCAATACCTTTATTATATGTAGTTGTCTTATTAGGAGCTGCTTTCGCCTATTATATTCCAAGATATCAATAAACGAATCATTTAACTATTCTCATTTTTTCAAAGAATGGATCAATTTTAATAATTTCATCAGGTGTAGTATATTCTTTATCCATTAATATTCTACCTCTTTCACTGACAAATTCACCTTCCGAATATTTTTCAGGAACAACTCTTCTAACAAAATCTTTTACTTTTTGTGGTATTTCTGGTGCTGTCCAAAAATGATCAAAAAATCCTTTCTTTGTTAATGTATTGAAAAAATAATGAACATCATAATAACGATTCATTTGTGATTTAATATTTATTTTTGTTGTCCAATCAGCATCAACCTTTGCATTATCAACTATTCCAGGAATACATGCAAAATCAAAATCCCAGAGTTTTATTTGAATACCTATATTTGGAACCATATATTCCATTCCATTAACTTTATATCTATATTTTGTTTCATTTGATTTATTATCTGATATATGTAATAATATGTTATTTGCTTTCATATCATTATGTCTAAATGACGGATACTTTTTATGTATAACCGCTAAACTACTTAATATTTGAAAAAAAATTACTCGCCATTCCTTTAATGATATTGTTTTATAATTTGCTCTAATGTAATCTAATAAATCACCACCATTTGCCCATTCTGAAATTAATACAGAAATTTTATCATAATAGTCTCCATGTTTATATTTTTTCATGAATTCTTCAAACTTTTTATTTCCCTTCGCATTATCCTTTATTAAATTAATAAATGGTTTGATTTCTGTATTAAATGTCGCAATTGGTAATACGATATGTGGTGTCTGTTGATTACATACAAAATAACTTAAAGTTCTAAGCATCATTAATTCAGCATTTTCAGGACGCTCCATATCATTCATATCTCCATAATTTTCTCTTCTGGGATAAGCAACGATTTTTACAGCATAGTGTAACATTCTGTTTGGATCATTTGGGTCTAAAAAAGATGTTCCTTTGAAAGTATGACCAGTAGTTCCTGATTTAATATATTCTAATTTACCACCAATTTCATTAATAATTTTATTAAAATCTAAAACTTTTTTATAAATAACTTTTCGAATATCATATTCATCTCTTGACTGTTCGATATATTCTGTATTACAATGATCAAAATCTATCATGACAATTGGTTCTAATTGTTTACCCTTTAAAAGATTTCTAATAAAGGATATACGACTTGAAATATGATCATTATTTACACTTTTTATTATCTGATTCGTATTGTCGGACATTCACTATATATCTAAATTATTTTAATAATTTTAAATAATTAACATATTATTTAAAATTTACACAACTCTAATTTTCTTTTTAAAGTATTCTATATCATTTATATCAAATAATTCTATTTTTTTAATTTTACCATCATCCGCAATCTCTACAAATGACCAACAGCATTTCCACGTCATCGAATATTTTTTAATCATCATTTGAAGTGCTTTTTCGACTCTAGATAAACTTACTTTGTATTGAGTTTGTAGTTTCTTAACATATTCTTTATATTGGTTTGAATTTAATAAATTAAAAATAATTATTTTATTTCTTTTTTTCAATAATTGTTTCATTTTTTGAATAGTTTCATTATTTACAGTATAATTATAGAATAAGTCATCAATATCTTTTTCAAG